GCCGAGGTCCGGAACTTGCCGATTTGGTCGTCCAGGGCGCGGGTGACAGACTCGGCCTCCGACCGGCGCCGCACCTCCATCTCCCGCCACTCGTCCCGGGCGTCCTGGTAGGCCTCAAGGGCCTCTTCATAGGTTTCCGCCGTCTTAGCGAAATCCTCTAGGCGGGGCTTGGACTTCCCATCCCATGCCGAGGGCTTCTCGGGGGTCTCTGGGGCCTTCCCACGGGCCTCCAGGGCCGCTAGACGTGCTTCCAGCGCAGCCTTAGCCTCTCGCTCAGCCGCCAGAGCACGCTTGGCCTCGGCTTCCTTCCGGGTGGCCTCGAGCATCCGTGCCTTCGGGTCGTGCCGGGGGTCGCCCCGCTTGTCCGGCTTGGCCTCGGGCTCCGGCTTCTCCTCCGGCTCAGCCTCCGCTTCCTTGGCCTCGGCCTTTTCCTCGTCCTTGTCGGCGGGCTTGTCGGGGATGGGCTTGATGACCTTGGCGGGCTTAGCCTCGGGCTCGTCGTCGGCCCGCTCGCTCCGGGCCTTGGCGGCAGCCTCCCCGCCCTTCTTACCCAGTTCCTTGGCGGCTTGGCTGGTCGCCTTATCGACCTCGGGCTTTAGGCTCTCCCGAAGTTTGGCCTCGGAAACCGCGGAGTTACTCTCGACCTTCCAGCCGCCGACCTCGGTAGTAACGATTCCGCCGTCGCTCACTTGGTAAGCCTCATTTTGCCGTCCTCATTATTACATAGCACGCAAGTCATTCTTTAGGCTCGTCAGGCTCTTCCGGCTCCTCAGGCTCGGGGCGGTTCAATTCCGACATAGCCGCCTCGTGCCCTTGGCTCATGGCGATTTGCTTATCGTCATGCGCCGCCTGAGTCTCGATCTTGTAAGCGTCGGCCTGGATCTTCAGTACAGACAGCATCTCGTCAACCCGGGCGCTCAACTGGGCAATCTCTAGCTTCGTCGCGTTGTCAGCCGCCGCCACGATGCGCGTCGTCTCCGCGTCAAGCTGAGCCTTCTGCATCGCCGTCTGAGCGTCAAGCTGCGCCTTCATCATCTGGGCCTGCTGCTTGGCCTGCTCCGTCTCGATCTTCTGCGTCGCCATCTGTAGGGCCTGCTGCATCTGCTGCATCTGCTGGCCCATACCTTCCATCCTCGTCCCCGAGGCCTGGAAACTGCTTCTCACGGACCTTCTTCAACAGATCCGACACCTCCCGGGCGCCGGGGAAGTCGCGGAACCGGAAGTACGTCGGCCCGATGATCGGCATGAGTTGAGGCGCCGCCTGGAGGATTTGCCCGATCTCCGAAGCCCCTTCCTGTAGCCTCGTCTGGAAAGACTTGCCGATGCTCACGGAGCAGGTGTACTTACCCTTAGACAGGTCGTACATCTTGACGTTCTGCGGAGGCGGCATCCCGGGCTGCGGAGGCGGCGCCGCTTGAGGCCTGCCGTTCTGATCCATCACGAACAGCCGATTCAACATGACAGCCTTGGGCTCGTCCTCAACGCCTAGCACCTGCACCACGCGCCCGGGACGGTCGTAAATCTTCGGCATGAGGTCAAGCACAACCCGCGCCTCATACGACATCGAGATGTTTGCGAGGTTCTGGAGGAACTGGCCCGTTCCGGCGTCCGACTGCTGCTGAAGCGCGAGGATAGCGCGACCGCTCTGCTTGGACTGGTCGCTAGGCATCTCGCCCAGAGATGGCGCATAGACCGACGTGGCGGACTGCACGAACGATCGGGCCTGATCGAGCGCCATGAGCGCAACAGACATGCCCGACGAGTCCACCTGAGCCCTCGCCGGCGCCGGATTGAGGTTCCCTTCGTGCGAGGTGGGCCGATACTCCAGGTAGGGCTGATTCCTGACGTTAGCGAGGAGCCACTCTTCCTCATGCCCTCGGAACTGGCCTTCGGCTCCGATAAACGGGGCCTTGGGCTCCATCGCCATCCGCTCTACGAGCGTACTGATCGAGAAGTTGAAGAACTTCTGCGCGTCCTTCGCCTTCCTAACCATCCCCTCCCACATGCGCTGCCCGTCGAACGGCTGAAGTTCCGTCCCAATCACCGGAATTAGCGGGATGTATCGCCCATTCCAGTCCTCCTCATAGACGATCTCCTTGGCCGTAACGTGGGCAATCTTGACAGGGCTTACGTCTTTCCTTCGCTTACGCCCGCCTTTCTCAACATCCTCATACTGCGGAACCTTGTAGATGTACTCCGCTACAAGGACAGCCTTTTTATTTCCATCCTGCGACACCCACTCAGGATCACTCTCGGACCATGCCTTAAACTCGGATTCGGTGGATGGGATCTCCGCGTCAGGGTACAACTCTTCGAAGGAATCAAGATCAACCCAGTTAAGGATAATGGCCCACTTAGCATCCGAGCAGTCGGCCTTAACTGCCGCAGGGTCGATGTAGACCGAACCCTGATCATGGATTCGCTCAATCATGATCTCCTGGTCAAACTCGTCGTCTCCGTCTTCGTCCCATTGCGTGTTAATCCTGTACCAACCCCTCCCGCACTGCTTCGCTCGGTCGAAGGCCCACAACCTAGCAAGCTGGGCGTTGCTGTCCCGCTCGATCCTCCGGTAAAGGCCCTGCTTGATCTCCGCGACTTCGGGGTCCGACTTCTCGCTAACCGGGTGGATCTCAACCCCAAGCTCGGCCTGAGCGGCCTGGTTCTGAATCAACTGCATGGGCTGGGACAGGAGCGACACGGAGAGCATCGGACGCCCGGGAGAGGTAGCCGTACCCTTGCGGTAGCGCCGGGCCTCAGGGTCCCACTGGTTCTCGGGGATCTGGAAGCTAAGGTCTTCCTTCTCTCGCTCCCGCTGCTTCTGCTCTACGTCAGACGCAGCCTTAAAGCAGTCCTTCGCCTTCTGAAGCAGCTTCTCCCCGGTGAGGGCCTTGTAACTAGCCATGCTGTTTCCTCCACATCTCTTCCGCCCTAACCCAGTCGGCTTCCGTGTCAATCGAACACGACTCGGACTGAGGAATGACTAGCGGCGCCGTGCAGCCGTACATCTTGCCCTGCTTAAGCAAGCCCGCCCTCATGGCGTATACAGTGCCGTCCCTATAATACGCCGCCTTGCAATCCTGCCGCCGTGTGACGTTGCCGGGGAGGAACAAGCTCATCAAGTCATTCTCGATCTTGCACACATACTCGGGCCTCAGGTGCTCGGGGACCTCCACGACAGAGACAACCGAGTCGTTCTTAGGCCTGAGCGTCAATGCGTAAAGAGCCTGTTTGACGTGCGAATCCGTGCGTAGCGGCTGAGTGGGCTGGAGTAGCACATAGCAATCCGGCGATTCCTTCTGGCTTGCCAGAACATGCATGAGCACGTCGAACATCGGGGTGTCGTCTTGCGCCAAAGCCTTCGGACGGTCGATTGCCCGGACCCCGTATTCCCTCGCAATGGCTAGAACCTCCTGATCGTCTGAGGTCACATACACGCTGTCACACGTTCGCTGTGCTACCTCGATAGCCCAGGACACGAGCGGCTTTCCGCAGAAGTCCCGCGTGTTCTTTCCGGGGACGCCTTTGCTCCCCGCTCGAGCTGGCACCACCGCTAGAGTCTTCATGCCGCCTTACAGATCACGTTGACGTGGATGCCGTCAGTAGATGAGTCCATGGCTACCACCTTAAACCCGGCTTGACCTACGTACTTCTGCATCGTCACGCCCTGGAGGTAGAACGGGTGGTCAATCTTCGTTGGCCCGCCCTCTACGAAGTCAACGAAGAACAGCCCATCGGGAGCGACCCACTGCCGGATGCTAGAGAGCGCAGCCTTGATGTCGAGCAGGTGATCTACCGTCTGACACAGGGTCACGAGGTCGTAATGGTTCCCGCCCGCGGCATAGTCCTCTAGCCGCACGTTAGCCACGGCCAGCCCCCTTGATCTGGCGCGGTCAGCTTCGGCCTGGGATGGCTCAACCACCGTCGCGTCAAGGTTGAACGTGGTAGACAGCCGATCGGCCACCACTCCGGTAGACCCACCCAGGTCAAGCAGGAGCCCGCCTCGGGTCTTCTCCATGAACGGAGCCAGCCAGCCACACAGCCGCTCGGCGTAGCGTTCCTGTTCGGCCTCGATACTATGCGGGCTGAAGTCCCGGCCGAAATGCTGGGTCAACAGGCGCCGGTAATGCCCGCGAACATACAGGAACTTGAGCCCGCACGAATCGCACATGACGGAGGGGGCGAGGAGTTCATAGCGGTCCAGCATGGCTACCGGGGAGAAGCTCTTAGAGCCGCAGAGGTTGCACTCTCCGACAACCTCTTTCGCTGCGTCGGCGTAGGAGTCGAATCTCATGCGGTCCACTCCATGAGGGCCTGCGCTATCCGCTCCCCAGCGTGCCCGTCACCGTAGAGGTTAGATTCGGGGAAGTGATGCCCCTTCCATGATAGGGCTTTCGCTATTCCTCCGGCTTCGTATGGCACATTACAGACTTGGCCGCCGCGCTCCCGTCCCTGCTGTCTCGTCCCGATGTTGACCACGGGGACACCCAGATAGGAGCACTCACGGATTCCCACAGAGGAGTTGCCTACCAGAACCTTCGCCCCGAGGAGGACCCGCAAAAACTCCACGGGCTCAAGGTTCCGCACGGGATGAATGCCGGCAAGGCGTAGTTCCTTTGACATGTCATCGGCGCCGGGCTCCTCTCCAGGCCAGAAGTACAAAGCCTCAGTCCCAACCGCCTTGATCGTCTCCCGCATTTGGGCGCCGGCCTGGTCTACCTCGCCCGTGACAGGATGCTGAAGCACGATGATGTCCGCCCGATGGATCGGCCCGAGCCGCTTGGCCTCGGCCGCGAGGTCGATACTCGGGCAGCCGGTGACGATTGCGCCCGCATTGCCCGTCATCGAGGCGATACGATTAGCAGCTTTGTTAGTCGCCACCAAGTGCAGGTCCGCGAGCTGAGTCACGGCGTTCCGAACCTTGTCGTCAATGCTGCCGCTAACCTCCCCGCCCTGGATGTGGCACAGCGGGATGTGCTGGTAGCTCGCGGCTATGGCCGTCGCAAGCGTCTCGTGCCTGTCCGCAATCGTAACCACGCAATCAGGCTTCAACGCCTCAAGCACCGGGCCAAGCTGGAGAGTAAGCAGACCCGTAGCCATGACAGACTCGCGGCGCCCGCCACCGTCCACAACCGCCGGGACCTCGATGCACTCGAAGCCATCCGCCCGCATGATGTCCACAACCCGCCCGTGCCTCCAGGTGAGCGCAGACGCAGCGGCTATGACATGCAGGTCGGCGCCGCGAACCTTGAGCGCCTGTAGCGCAGTCTTGACCCGCGAGTAGGACGGACGGGCCGTAACGACTACGGCAATACGCTTCACGCAGCCCCCATAAATATCCGCCGGGTGTCCTCAAGTTCCCCGGCTAGCGCGTCCTTGTCCACGTTCGCCAGCGCACGCTCGACAAACCGGACACCCGCAACCAACTCCCTCAACTGATCCACCGTGATGCTGGCGTCCGTGTCAAACCCGCCCTGCGCCTTAGACCAGCACACATGCACCTCAAGCACCTGACACCCGAGCGCCGCCGCAGCAATCCCGGGCCAGATCGTCCCCGAGTGATCCGACAAACCGCCCCAGTGTGGCACGAGGGGGAGCCCTACCAGTTCCGGCGGGCAGGGATACCGGGTCGTACACTGCATGAGCCGGACTTCGCACCCGTGGCCTATAAGCCTCTCCGCGGCCTCGTTCACCTCTTCCAGCGTCGCCATCCCGGTAGACAGCAATACGGGCTTCCTGGTGGCCCCTAGCGCGTCTAGAAGGGCTTTATTAGTCACCTGCCCGCTAGGCAGCTTCCAACGCCTGACCAATCCGTCCAGAAACGGCACAGCCTGGACCGAGAACGGGGAGCACATGAACTCTAGCCCGAGGTCGTCGCAATGCGCCTTGAGCCCTCGCCACTCCTCGGCCTTGAAGCCCGTCCGCTTCCAATACTCCTGCCGGCTCTCGGTCTTCTGCCAGCCGAGCTTGACCCGCCACTCCGTCGTAGAGTCGTCCGCGTGGCACTGGAACTTGGCTGCATCGGCGCCGGCGCGCTTGATGGCGTCGATGTAGGCGTGTGCCTGGGTGAGTGATCCGTCGTGCGCGAGCCCGACCTCGGCAATGATGTTCACGCTGTTCACGCTTTAGCCCAACGTGATCTCATCACCGTTGATGACGATGACCAGGACGTTATTCGTCCCGGCAGAGAGGGTCAGAATCTCCGCTGCGTCCATGATCTGATACCAGAAGATCTCTCGCACCGAGTCGGTAACGCCAGCCGCAGCCGCCGGAATCGAATACGTGGAGAGTAGCCGAGTCGCCGCCGCATCTGCGCCAATCGACAGCGTAAGCGTGACCGCAGCCCCGCTTGGGTTGCTCACGTGAATGTGCCGGATCAGCGTCTTGGTCAGCGCAGGAACGGTGTAAACAGTCGCCGGACCCGTCGCAACCTGAGCCGGCCCGTACAGTCTCTTAGGCGTCCGTGCCATGTGTCTTTATCCTTTCAGATGTCCCAAAGTTCCGACTGGACCTGTGTATTTGTGCCCGAGAACGATCCGCCCCCGTTGACGCTGATCCCGATGGTGGTCTGTGTCGTGCTGTTGAACCCACCACCAGTTGCGTTAATCAGACCAAACCCTGAGGCGCCTGTAGTAATAAGGCCGGTGGCGGCGAGCGCGTGGCTGCACTTGATTAGCCCCTGTACAACTGCCGAAGTTCCACCGCCCACGCTCCGAAAAGTCGCCATGACTTCAAAGAACCCGGTGTCAGCCACCGCGGTTCCGACCGCGAAGGCCAGCGAGCATACAGACGCATCGCCTGTAGTTCCAAGCGTGCCGAGCCTGATATTGACGGTGAATGCCGCAGTGCCGGCCCCAGTCTTCACCATGTCGAACCGACAACGATACGTCGTCCGGGCCTGCCAGATACCAGCTGACACCACGAAACTAGAGCCCACCAAATAGGTATCAGCAGCGAATCCCGTCTGGTTCGCAATGGAGCTGTTGCGGAGCCCGAGAATATGGGCTAGCCCGGTGTCATCCATCATTCCCAGGCGCTTCGATACCGAATCAACGAAGATCACACCCTGGCCAGAACTGGGCGTGGATGGCCGAACCTGAGTATCGAGCAGTATGTCTGCCACTTAGCAAATCCTCAGTTTAGACGTGCCTGCGAGGGTAACGCGCTGCGTGCTCGTCAACTGCAAGCGGCTAGCCATTAGAGCAAATTTGGCTGTTACCACCGAGAACGAACCGGGCGCGAAGCTTCCCTGCGGTGGATCGCTCCCACCCGCCCCTGCGGGACCGGTTGCCCCACGCTCGCCCGGGATGATGTAAGGAAACTCAGGCTCCTCCGCATCAAGCCCGGGGAAGCCCGGAGGACCTTGTGCGCCTGCGGCGCCAGCCGGACCCGCCGAACCGGTTAGACCGCTCGGACCCGGAATGATGTAGGGAAACTCGGCTTCCTCTGGTTCGAGCGCCGGAGGCATACTCGCACCACCACCGCCACCGCCCGTGCCCGCCGGTCCTGCCGGACCCTGAGGACCCATCGGACCAGGGATGAAGTACGGCAGTTCGTCGTCGGCGTCGATACCGGGCGGGCCTGGCATTCCAGCTGGACCCGGAGAACCTGCCGCGCCATCAAGGCCCCTCTGACCCTGTGGGCCAGGGATGATGAACGGGATTTCAGGCTCAGCCTCCCCATCGCTGCCGCCGTAACTCGGAGGACCCGTAACGCCCGGAGCGGCAGGGCCGCCACCACTCAAAGTATAGTTGTTACCCCAGTTCATCGGCACGGTCTAGCTCCAGGCCCAATCCCGAGGCAGGGACACCCGCTCGTGCATCTCGGCCCGTTCCCGAACAGGCGTCTGGTGCCGCACTGCCAGGCCCCTAAACGCATCGGCCCCGTGGCTCGCCCAGTCGTGGTAAGGCTCCTCGGTAAACCGGCTCATGCGCTCGTTCCAGGTCCGGCGGTAGTGTAGCAAGGCCTCGAGCCCGCCCTTACACTTTTCCTCATCGAACCAGCAACGGGAGAGCAACAGTTGGGCCGCTGTGATCCCGTCAGCAACGGCGATCTTTGGTGTGACCTTGAAGTTGATGCCCATTGCAGCCGCCGCCTGACGCCTAGTCGAGCCCGAGCTGATCTCCCTGACCTCCAGGTCGTGCGGACCCCAATGCTCGCCGTACACGTAAGGCTTAGCCTTGAGGCGCTTGATCATCTCAGGTAGCCCGCCACCTACGTCCTCTTCGTAGTCGATCACGCGGATAGCACCGCTAGGCTCCGACTGGGTGAACCAGACGGCCATCGCGTCAATCCCAAGGTCCCAGTCGGTATCGACAGCCATCGCTGTGCTATACTTGACCTGGGTAATGCGCCCGTCAGCCCGGGCCGCCTTGATCTCAGAGCCGAAGAACGCGCCCTTGATGGCGGCCTCGCGGGACAGGAACCACTCTTGATCGTACTCAGCCTGCGTCATGAGGCCTTGCAGGACGAGCTTGCGGTCGTCGTCCATAGCCCGACGTAGGGCCTCGATGGTAGCGCCCTCCTCAGTAGCTAGGCTTGCCCCTACGTCCTGCCAGAGCGAGAACCACTCGTCTGGGCTTTGCCGTGCTGCCTCGTAGGTCTGGTAGAGCTGATCGCTGCCTTTGATCGTGCCCGAGAACACGGCGTAGCCCACGTGGTCGGCGAGCGCCTTGCTGAGCACCTCTGAGAAGGCATTGGGCGGGATCTGGCTGAACTCGTCCAGGCTCAGGCCTGACAGGGCCGGGCCTCGCAAGCTGTCCGGCTTGTCGCCCCCGATAATCTGGATCTTGTTCCCCGGGCTGTTCACTGTGGGCGGCAAGGTGATCAGCAGTTCAGACTCGTTGCGCTTCGCTCCGTCTATGCTCGCGCTGATCTCTTTCAGCGTGTCCCAGGCCCCGGTGAGCTTGCCC